AAGCCTTGCACTTAATTGTTCAATCTCTGACCTGCTATAAAGTTTATTAGCATTCATCATTTCTACACAAAAAGGTCTTGAATTAGGTTTATCCTTATCACTAAATCCTGTTTTCCACTCATAAGAATATCTGATAAGCATCTCCCTTGTAATTGGTTTAATCTTTTCTAATATCTTACTTAAAGAATCAGTTAATATTCTTTCAGTTTGAACATTAGAATCAATGCCTTCTCCTATTTTAACCTCTTTAATGTCCAAAAATCCCTTATCTGCAAGATTTGATATTACCCTCTTAATTACTCCAATATCTTCGCCTAATGTGTCTGCAATGACCTCAGGAGTGATTCTTTTATCTTTACTTATCAAATCTAAGACATTTCCTTGTAATTGTGTTACATCTGCAAAATTAGCCTCCTCAAAAACTGACCTTTGCTTCCAGATATTGTACTTGTTTTTGTCATCTCCAAATTCATATAAACAACTAAAATCTTCAGAGAAAGATTGTTGGATAGGCACTTGTGGTTGTTGATATTTAGTAATATCTATACCTGCTTTTTCAAGCAACCATTCTTTAGGTGCTATTTGTAATAAAGTTTGCTCTGTTAACTCCATTCCAATAGGCTCACAAGGTATAATCTTCAAGTCCTCTGGATATCCTGCAAACCCTGCCAACATATTAAACACAGATTCTAATTCAATCTGTTTTGCATTAACATAAGTGTTCTTAAAAATCTCATAGCCATCCCTCATTTCAGTTCTGCTTCCCAACTTACCTGCTTCTGCAATACCAAAGATTGAAGGAGTAGTAATTTGATGACCGCTAAAAATGTTAACTTGAATAAGTGAATCAACCCTACCAAAATCTTCCTTTGTTAAATCAGATTGTCCTAAATCATCAACAATAGGCTTTCTTGAAGCATCATTAACAAAAGCTAACATATACTTTATTCCATCTGCTCCTGTATATGTATTCTTAAATTTATTATGTACAACTCTTTGCTCTTCTGGAGATGGCTCTCCATTTGGTAATGTAATAAGTTTACTTGCAGAAAACCCTGTTTTTGCATTACCTAAAACGTGCTTACTAACCTCAATATCAGATTCTATGTAATTTAAGGCACCAAAGTATGCAGGTAACGAATAAGCACCCTGATTAGGTCTGTATTCTTTTATATAGTATATCTGTTTGCCAACAGGATTCTTAGGATTAAATGAAGGATATACTTGATATTGTTCATTTCTATCTTTCCAATCTTCTTTATACCAATATTGAGTATTATCTTTATTTGTTCTAAATTTAGAATAGTCGCAATGCCATATCTCAGCAATCTTACCTACTCCCCAAATAACTTCTAAATAAGCACCTCCAAATAGTTCAATATCTAAAGATACTTTTCTGCTTAAATCATTTAAAGTTTCTGTTCTATTAACGTGTTGAATAAATTGCTCACTACCAGACCATCCATTTCCATTAATGTAGTGAACTTTACTTTTTACAATAGCATTATGCTTGGCTGATTTATTAAATAAATCAATCAGATATATAGGATAATCGTTCTTCTCGCCATACTGAATATATCCTTCGCCTTTCTTTTCTTTATATTCAGGCTGCTTAGCTTCTGCAAATTGTATTATTTGAAAACTCATTGTCTAATTTTATAAGTATCTGTCGTTTGATATGAAGTAAATATTGTTGATGCTTGATTTAACATCATTATTCCACTCTCTAACATATTCAATCCAGATGGATTTGTATTTGATGAACTTGCTTGTTCATATATTTCATAAGTATATTGACCTATTAATGAAGTGTTAAAATAAGTGTTAGTAACTAAACTGAACTTATTATACCTATCTTTAAATAGGCTAATATCTGCATTATTTAATAAGACAAATTTAACTTCTGTATTTGTACTTCTACTTCTGAAAATAAAAAGGTAGTTAGGATTTGTAAGTAATTCCTTTTCAGTTAAAGTTAAATACATATATTGGGTTGCCCCTTTAGTTAATTGTATCATCAACTATAAATGTCAACTTCGTAAGTATTTAACAAAAAAAATGCCCTACCAATTAAGGTAAGGCACTTCTATATTATATATTCACTTAACCTGCGGTTGTCAAAGCAGAAGCTACTGCAGAAGCAACACTTTGAGCCAATGTAGGTTCTTTACCTGTAAATGTCAAAGTATATCCACTTCTATCTCCTTCAGCAGTACCAGATTGAGCAGAACCTGCAGTTACATCTAATCCTCTTGTCAAACCAAGATACCAGAAATTGCCATTATTGTCTTTAACAACTGCCTCCAAAAGATTCTTTGAAAGTAGCAATATTTCGTTTCTTGTATTAACTTGAAGTTTGTTAAGAACAAGTGTTAACTCTTGTTGATAGAAGATAGTTCCATTTTCAACAGATGAATTTATGTTCTCAACAAATGAAGATGTGCCTTTCACAAGTTCATATTTGTAGAACTTCTTTCCTGTAGCCTTAGTTAAGGCAGTAATTACTCCACTTGCTTCTGTTTGAGATGTTACATTAGCTGATTCAATGAAGTAAACCTCCGTTAAACCACCTAAAGAATCCCTACAATCAAGTGTGTAACCTTGAGTTAAAGCACACGGCATATTATTATATTTATAAGATTATAAAAAGGGGAGTTTTACCTCCCCAATTAATTAGAGTTTAAATTCAACCCACTCATCTGGGAATGCAAAGTTCACACCCATTTTGAACTCAGATACAAAACGTACTTCATCTGCTTCTTTAGCATAGAAGATTTCAAATTTCTCTTCTTCGTTTAACAAATCTGTTCCCAAGAACATATTGCTCAAACGACAAGCATAAATTTTATTTGTACCATTCAAACCTGCAACTGCAATAACTTTGATTGAAGTACCTGGAAGGATGAACTCGCTATCTGCTTTTGCATCAACTTGATAATGAAAACTATTTGCATTCTTAAGTGCAACAGTATAAGTTCTGAAAAGGTCTTGACCACAGAAGATAGTCATATCATCTTTAGCAACAACCTTTGCAGGAATAGCCAAGTAAACTGCATCAAATACTGCGATAACGTTTGCAGAAGTGATTGAAGCAACAGGACCACCAGAGATATAAGTTGAAGTATTTGCAGAAATGATAGAAGCAGAAGCCTCTAAAGAATGCCTAATAAATCCTTTAAACTTATTCAAGTTACCATCAGCACTCAAAGTTGAACCCTGCCATATTGCAGTTTCAAGTTGAGCAGCAATAATAGAAGCCTTTTTATCAGAGTATTCTTGCTCAAAAGGAATAGAATCATATCTGCTTCCTGTTGGCAATGCCTTCTGAAGATATTTAGCTTCCAAAGCCTTTGGACAAAGTGCTTCGTTAACTTTAATTTTACCTACTACAACAGGTCTTTGTGTGAAAGAAGTTGTTCCTGAAGCATTGAATCCGCAAGTTCCACCTGCTTGAAAGAATGCATCTGTATCCATAACATTGATTTGCTCACTTGATTTCACTCCTACCATTACATTTCCAGAAGATTTAATCAAGGCAGCAGTTTTTGCACCAAGTACAGAGTTAGTAACGAGCAATGCTTCGTTCTCTCTTGTATAATCTGCTAATGAACTTACGCTAAATGCCATTGTATTTAATTTTTATTGTTTAAAATTGCGTTTCTATATTTATTAAGTCTATCAAACTTAATGTCTTTTGATTGCTCAAACTTAAATGATTTAGGTGCTTCAATAGGGTCAGCAGAAGGTACTTTGCTAAACTCTTCCATCATTGATACTACCAAACTAAATCCTTCTTTATTTTTGAACTCAATATCTTGAATCTTTGATTGCAATGCACTATTGATAGCCTTTAATTCATCAATTTGCTTATTAAAATCAGATTGCATCTCTTCCATTTTAGCATCTTGCTTTTTTACCATATTTTCAGGCATAACCTCTTCAGGCATAACATCTTCAGCAGGAGAAGCAACTTCAATGATAATACCTTTATCATCTATTTGTATTGAAGTTCCATCAGCAAGTTGATGTTCGCCCATTGGAGCAGGAGAGCCATCAGCCAATGTTACTGCACCACCAATAGCAAGTTCAGTAATATCTACTTTAGTTCCATCCATCAATGAATATTCAGCCATTTTAGTTGGCATCATATCTTTTGCAGTTTCAACAGGCATATCTTCAAATAATGCCCTAATTTTTAAGATTGCGTCTTTTGCGTTCATAATTGTAAATGTTTATTTTATTTAATGTTTATCACTTAACAGATAGAAGAATATCTTTAATGCTATCTAATAATTGTGCTTCTTTTGTTTTAGCCTTTGAATATTCAAATATTCCCTCAACTGAAAATCCTTTAAAATTACCTTCCTTAATCATTTTCCATACTTCTGGATTCTCTACTTTAAAACTACCAAACCAACTTCCATCAGGTGCATCTTCAAATCCTCTCATTGGTAGAATACCTCTTTCAGTATCACAAATAAAAGATTCAAACATAGTAACTCCGCTTACTTGTTGATTAGAATCGTGCATTAAGTTTACATTTGCTTGATATCCTTTTTTAAAAAACTTTTGAGCAATCTTAAAAATAGTGTCTTTGCTGAACACCACATAATACTCCCCATTAGTAGCATCATTGCGATAGATAGGAGAATCAGCCAACATAACAGGACCAGAGATAATTTGCTTATCTTCAGAAACGATTTGAAACTTAACATTTTCTTTAAACGCATTCCAATTTCTTTGTATCGCAGGTTTATCTACCAAAGCAATAAATGATACCTCAGCATCATCTTGCATATCTTCATTTATCATCAATTCGTAAATAGGTAATTCCATAACTATAAATGTTTTAATTTTTATTATTTATCAATCAAACCTTGCTCTTTGTTGTATGGCTTTGATTCTCTGTTGGTTAGTTGTTACATCTGTTTCAACTACATAGGCTTTAATTGCTTGATTTCCTAAAGCATTAATTGTTGATGCTGATAGATTTGTTGTTGCTGATTGTGGTTGTTGTGGTTGCATCGGTGCAGATGAATTTTTTGCAAATCCTGATGCTTCTCCTGCACTTCCTCCAGAACCTAATTGACTTAATGCTTTTCTTGTAGCTAATAATGATGATGCAACACCTAAAGCACCACTAATTGTATTTATTGTAACCCAAGGTTGACCTGCAGTAACTGGAGATGCTGCAACTGCTTTTGCATTTGCTACTTGTGTGTTTACTATAATTCTTCCTATACCTGCTGCATTTTCTGCAATAATTGCTGCTGCTTGTATTGCTTTATTTTTACCTGATACTTCTCTTAATACATTTGCTAAACCAAATATTAAATCTATTTCAGCATTTTGAATTTCTTTTTTAGCTAAATATGCATCTAATTCAGATTGTGTTCTTCTTTTATTTTCAAGAATGATATTATTTGTTGCCTGTTGCTTTACTTCTTGAACTTGATTTTCTAATTCAAATTGTTTTGCAAGATATTCATCATCTTTTACTGCTTGTTCTGCTGCATCTGCTGCATCTTTTTCTTTTTTCTTTTCTTGATTATTTAGAACAAGCATATCATAATCAAAACCTGCTTTTCTTGCTTTTTCTCTTCCATCTTCTAATCTTTTAGTTTCTGCCTCCTCTGCTTCTCTTTTCTTTTTTGCTGCTTCTTTTTTTCTTTCTATTTCTTTAGTCTGAAATTCTATATCAGCAACTTTACCTTCTACGTTAATTTTTGCTACTTCTTCTCTTGCTTTTATAGCACCTTCTTTGTCTGCATTTTTTATTTCCTCATAATATCTTATCTGTGCTTGTCCTCTTAATTTTCTAAAAGATTGTTCAATATCAAATAATTCTTTTTCAGATGCACCTTTTAATTTAGCTTGTGCAATAGCAATTTTTCTTTGATTTTCTAAAGATGATAATGAAGAATCTAACCCTATCTTTGCCCCTTTCTTAATACTTTCATTCAATTTATCTTGTGCTTCTTTTGCTTTTTCTGCTTCAGATGTGTAAGATTGAAATGCTGATATAATCTCACCAACCGCTACGATAAGAAGTCCTATTCCTGTTGCTGCGATTGCACCTTTTAAAACCTTGAATGATGTTGACGTAGTTTCTACTGCAACACCAAAAAGTTTCATTGCACCTGCTGCTGCTTTATTAGCTAATTCATTGAGTTTTATAAATGCAGTAGAATTTTTTATTACTGCTCCTAAATTTTTAAATGAATCAATACTTTCTCCAATAGCTTGTAATCCTTGTGATAAAGCCATAGCAGATTGTACTTTCAATAATGCTTTTTCAACATCTTTACTTTCAGTACCAAACAAGCTAATTGCACCTTGTACTGCTGCAAATCCACCTGCCACTCCAGATAAAGATGCAGTTAGTGCTTTGAATTTAGCATCTGGATTAAAGGCATCTGTTAATGCTTTAGCATCTCCAATCCTATCTTTTAATTCTCCTGCTCTCTTTGCTGCTTTTACTGCTTCTTCAGATGTAACACCAAACTTATCACTTAATGCAGCTACTTCTGCCTGTGCTTCTCTTAATTGTTTTTTAAGTGAGCCAACCGCTTCTCCTGCATTACCACCAACATTTATTTGAAAATCTAATTGTGCCATTTAGAATGTTTTTGTTATCACTTTAAGTAATTCCACTTTTGTTGTGGTGTAATTCATAGGATTGTAGTTTATCACTTTGTTTATCCTGAATAATATGCCATCTATCCAAACTAATCTACTGAAATCAAGTTGTTGAATATCCAAAGCATTTAATAAAACTTGACAGGTCAATAACTTACTATCTTTATCCGTAATTTCAGCCATATAATCACTATAATAGGCATTAAATAGGTTAGTAGTAGGATAGGATTCTGCAGTAAAATAAAGTTCATTAGGTGCCCCAAAATTTATATCATTTAATGGTAGTAATGAATTATTAAATTGCAGATGTCCTGCATAACCATAAGCATTTAATGTTATTAAGTTTGATGCACCATTTTTTATTTTCCAATTTGTTCTACCTGTTATCTTTTGAGCCTGAAGGATTCTAATATTAAAATCCATCTGGTCTTTTGCTGCATTATCATTTGACTTTTTATAAATTGCAGAATAAATTTTGTCCTTTCCTGTTGCTTGAAATAATGGAGTGGCTGAAAATATTACCTCTGTGCTACTTGTATTATTAGCAAATTGAAATTCTGAATCATACAATCTATCTCCATAACCTTCATTATATCTTTTACGATAATTCTCATTATAGTAATCATTATCAGGCTTATACTTAAACTGATAGAATCTACTATTAAGTTCACTCATTGGTTTAATTGACCAAGCCTTTGACCTGTCTACCTTATTAGTCCAATCCTGTGTTGTTCCTGAATAGAAGTCAATATATGGCTTTATATGAAGTTTTTTCTCATCAAATTGGTCATCATAGACATAAAGATTAAACATCTTACAAATGCTTATGAAAAAATCCTTTTGATAAATTCCGTGTGGAATTGCATCATTAATTGTTATAACATCTCCATATCCTATGTTCACAGTTGTAGGCAATAAACTTATTATCTGTAATTGTCCACCATATTGTTGAATCTGTTGAACATTTGAACTTATTCCTACTCTTAATACGTCATTTTGATTGAATGTGATTCCATTTGTAGATAAATCAACATTAAAGAATGCAGGTAATGAAGCAACTGAAATTGTTTGTTGTTCTAATATTGATGCATTTTTATATAAAGTAAATGTTGCAGTTGTTCCACTATGAACAGAATTAATTTGTCCAAATACTGAACATATAATATCATCATTCATTGCAGCAGCAGGAGTATATGTAAATTCTTGATTACCTCCACCTAAAGTAAAATTTCCTAAAGTTGTTGCAGTATAATGAACATTTGAAGGATTATTATAAGTATTAGCAGTAGGATTTGCTTCCAAAGCAATATTTGAATATTTACTTAGTATTTTTTGATTACAAGGAATTATTAATCTTTTAAATAAATCAGTTTCTAACAATGGAAACTCCCAAGTGTAATCCGTTCCTGCTATTATTTTTTCTAAATACTCCTTAACATATAAAGCAGGTTTGAATGCTTCATACTGAAAATCTAAATCATTTGAAGTTACATCTCCTCCGATATCAATTAAAGGATAATAAATACCGCTTCCACTAACTGAATCCCAAGAAGCAGTAATATGTTCGTGTGTCCAAGTTTCATTGTAAGCACTAAAATCTAAATCTTCAAGTTTAGCTTTCCCTAATTCAGAAATAAACCCTCCTAAATCTCCGTTAACATTACATTGATATTCTATCGTTCCTGACTGATTAACAATCTCTAAAAGCCTAATAACACCTTTAAATATTTGTATTTTATCAATCAATATTCTACATTTAGCAGTTTTAGCAGCATTAAAGTTTGAGTTAACATTTGGTAAAGCATCATTAGTAACATTGGAATTACCTAAATCAAAAATAAATCCAAATATTTTATTATTTTTGGCAGTACCTACTAAAGTTATTGTTTTACTAAATGATGTATTCTTTGCACCAAAATCGTTGATATCATCAATGGTATAAGTAAAATCAGTTGATATATCTTCAACCAAATCAACTTGATAATTCTCAATATATATTTCTGTGCTAATCATCTGTATTGACTATTTATATATTTACCAACCTCAATATCCACTTCAAAATTGAATAGTTTATCACTTGATGCTAACTTATATTCATAGTTAGTTGATGCAATCACACAAGGGAAATAACCAGACAACACTTCAATATAGCAAATGCTTGAACCTACTAATTGAGCCAACCATTCATAATCGTTCTCACTTACCCAATCAGATATCAATTTCATTCTGTCCTTATGTTGAATAGAATAGTTTAAAGTTGTTTCGTTAAACCTATTGTAAGCATCTACATTTGACATACTGCTTCCAGATAACTGCCATTCACTTCTTCTATATGATGACCTTGTAAACTCTGTATTCCTTTTATTTACTAAAGCAAACTTCATTGTGTCCCATCCACCAAGCCTATTAAGAAAATGAATGTTGTATTGCCTATGTTTAGGGTAGCATACCTGTTTAACTTTAACCTTACTTGTAACAAATGAAGAACCACCTGCTGAATAGTTGATATACAAATGATATCCGAAAGTATCCTCAGTAATTAATGTGCTTCCTGCAAATGTGTTTATTGCTGCTGCCTGTAAGCTAAATAAATTAAACTCTCCAGATAATGTTAATGCTCCTGTATAGCTTAATAAAACACTACCTGCTTCATTAACCACATCAATAGTTGCAGTATATGTTCCGCCTGTTGTCTTTCTGAAATATGATATGAAGCATTGGTCTCCAAATTCCATCTCAATCTTATCAAAATCCCTATCTGTCAACCAATTATCTGCAAAGTTAGCAACTAATAGATTCTCATAATAATCATCTAAAACTAAAGGAATTTCATTTCCAATATCAATCATATCAGCAAACAAAGGAGGGTAGTAATTATATGCAGAAAATGTTCCACTTGCATCTGGCAATACCGCTATGCTTCCAGATACTTCTTCTCTGACCTCCAACACATAATCAGTTTTCATCTTGTTATTAGAAGCTACAAGAATTGAACTACCAGAAGGCTCAAAGTAATTTGATGTATATGCTCTTACCACAGGAGCAGCATTAAATACTCCATAGTTACCGCTAACATCTGGGAATACTTTTGACCTTGCAACTAAACTTCCATTTACTTTTACATCGTAAACAAATTTAAAATTGGTAGTTCCTGCATTCGTTGAAGATGAAACAAACCATAAGTCTGTATGCATTGAAGAATATGTCGCAGGTGTGTCTAAAATCGTAATTGCCATTATTGTTCTTTTTGTATTCTATTAACTTGTATAGTTATATCTCCTTCCAATGCTACTGCTAAAGCATCTAAGAAATCTTTATTTTGTAGCACCTTCAGAGCATCATCAAAATACTTTGTTGCCCTTAATCCATCTCTGTGTATTCCCCTTGCAATGGCAAATGCTAAACTTTTCTTTCCATCTATTGCTTTAGCTTCAACACCTAATTTTCTGTATTTTTTAAATGTTACTGCCCTGCTTTTATTAAATGCTAACCAATCCTGTATAGGTTTTACAGGAATGCTTTTTTTACCTGACTTGTATGAATATGGTGTGCCTTGATTCTGTTTTTTATTCTTAGTTCCCCTTACACCCTTATTTACAAAGTCATAATACTTATCTGCCTTTGAGCCTATTGGATAACCAACTTCAAGAGTATATCCTCCAATATTATTCTGATAAACAATAGGTAAGGATAAATCAAATAGCTGACCAGAAGCAATGGCTTTAGATTTTGTTAAGTTTTCTTTAGCCTTCTCAGTAAATTCAAATCCTATATAATAAAGGATTTTTTCAAGCAATGGAAGGGCATTTGGGTCAACACTACTATACTGCGAATTAATCAAACGATTAAATTCTGCTGCAATTAATCCCTGTGCTTTTGCTTTATTCATCTAATATAAATGTCCAGAAATAAGGAAAGTAACTGAAAAACCCCATCCAATTAAGGATAGGGGAAATAATCAGTCACCTGCTGAACTTACTTTTTAAAATCTCTCTCTGCTTTTAGATAGGAGAGAGTGTTAAGGTATTCTATCACTTGAAGTTCAAATGCTTCATTATATCTGATATTGTGAAAGTCGGCAACAATTTTGGAGCAATACTGCCATCCAAAATATTCAATAAATTTTGAACCTCCTTTTCTGCCTCCGAATGGCTCTTGCCCATCTCCACTATCTTCTGTATCAAATAATCCTTTGTAATTTCCATCCAATTTCTGTATACTTGATAAAAAAAAACAATGGAATGATAGACATCAACAAACCTTGCTTCAAGTAAATCTGTTGCATATTCTTCGTGTCTGGATGCATCATACTTATCCTCTCTCCAACCAAAGATGGTTTTACGCATAGGGATTACCATTGATGCTGCCAACTTGTGAAGATTTGTCACGAGTTCAACAGAAAATACCTTGCTTTCAATGTACCTACCAGAAGGTAACTTCCTGACATCATAAACGCATTTATACCTCTTGCTATTTACTTTTATGTACTTTACAGGTTTACCTTCAATAGGTTCACTTAGGAAGCCTATTTTAGCTTTCTCATTAGCATATTCTTCAACAGATAGGGAATCCACTTGATTCTCTGTCCATCCGTTTAAAATGGCTATTAAACGCATATTCTGGTCAGTAGCATCTTCTATCCCCAAAGCAGGTACTAATTGCTGATATTGAAAAACATTAATCTTATCCCAAGACATTGTCAGTAGTTTGGTCAGTTACTTGAAGTTTTACATTCTTGCCCATTGCATTAAACAATTTGTTAATTACGTTTAATCTTGGGTTTGAGCCTCCTTCAATCCTGTTAATAGTTACAAAAGAGATTTTAGATTTCTCTTGCAACTGCTTCTGTGTTAGATTCAATGATTTCCTTGTTTCCTTTAATTGTGTTCCGATGTTCATATTTATTGTGTATTGATTTCTTCGTTAATTTCTTTAATGCGTTTCTCCAGATATTCAGCAAGTTCATTGCCTGAAAATAAAGTTTTCCCTTTTAAAGCATCAATAGCAAATAATAACATTGCTTCATAACTTCCTAATAGCTTAGCGTGTTTTGTGTAGATATCCATAGTTGTAGGTTTTAGCAAATATAATCTTTATTTTAATAATGTCTTAAAGTTTTTGAATGTTTTTTCTACCTGAGTAACCTTATGTTTTATCCCTTTTTTATGTAGAATCTCAGTTACCATAAGAATATCATTCTCCGTGTGCAGGATTGTTTCGTTTGGACTTCTGGTGTACATTATTATAGGGTCTTTAAATGGACTGACTATCCCTACCCACATAGGAACTACTCTTGTAATCATTTTCTTTACTCCGTTAATCTGCTTACTTATTAGGCAGTACTTTTCTGTTTGGATTGCGTATATCATTTTATTTTAGTTTTATCTGGATTCTCTCCTTTGTCATTGAATTTAACATATTCGTACAGGCTTAATATCTTATCAAAGTCAGATGCATCATACCACATACCATCGTGCATAAACATCTTTGATTCTCCTGTAATCTTCCAATGTGCATTCTTGCGTTCAGCATTGCGATTAATGTACTCGCTGATTTTGTGTGTTGTTTTCATTGTTTGAAAGTTTGGTTAAAATATTCTTTACCAATTCTGTGTTCATCATTAGTTCCTAAATCGAATGCTTCTGTTATCTGCTCCTTCTCCATTTCTTTTGCTTTTGCTATATCTTCTAAAGATAAATACCCTTGCCTATGATGGTATCTTAATGCTAACCATTCTACTGCTGTTTGTTCCATAATTATTAATTAAATAGGTTATCTGCTAAGCAGAATAAAATTACCAATACTAATGCTGCAATTATAACTTGCTTCTGTGTTGCGTTCTCAATTAACTTTTCCATTAGATGTATTTTTTAAAGTTTGGTGAATTATCAAAACAGGCATCACAGATAACTACTTCTGTTGCCTCATCTACTATAATTGCATACGATTGTCCACAATCACATTTACAATTTTTAGTTTGACCTTCAATGATTTCTGCTTGTTCAGTTGTTGCGTAAAATGTGTTCATTTGATTTTGTTTTATTGGTTTTGTTACACAAAGATAAACCTTTTGTTAATACAAAAATCAATTTCCTAAACTTTTTTTTAAATTATACCTTCATTTGCTAATGATAAATAACCTTCATTAGTAATTATAAAATGGTCTAGTAAATTGACATCTAAAAAAGAACAAGCATTTTTTATCTTTTTAGTTATTTCTATATCTGCATTACTTGCTTTTAAATTACCTGAAGGATGATTGTGTGCTAAAATTATACTTGATGCTGCACTTTGTAATGCTATTGTCATTATTACTTTCGGGTCGCATATAACACCTGAAAATCCACCACTTGCAACCTTATGATAACCAATAACTTGATTAGCTCTATTTAAACATATCATAACCATTTCTTCTGTCCATAATATAGTATCACTATCAAATATTTTTTTTAATATCAATTCTACTTCTTCTGGAGTTTTTATTATTATTTTATCACCTTTTGATACAGTAACTTTAATTTTGATTTTTGGTAATTTTAACTTTTTCATTTTGTTTGGTTTTGTTATACAAATATAAACCTTTTTTTAATACAAAAATCAATTTACTAAACTTTTTTTTATTTATTTTTTTGCTAAAGAATTTAGCTAAATGTCAAGTAAATGGAGCAGAAAACTTGACATTATAGGAATGAATATCTACCTGAGCCTGTATTTTGACTCAAATTCTGATAGGCTAAAGCTAAAGCCATTACGCAGTCATCGTGAAATCCTGAAGGTGCAGAATACTTAACCCCAGTGGCTGAATATTGATATTCAAAGACTTCCAACTCTTTAACGATATGCCCCTCTGGATATCCTATCTTCCTGCTCTGAATGGCAGTTTGTAGTCCTAACATTAATTGTTGCTTACTTACCTGTGTAAACTTTAATCCCATAATATGCCTACCCTCCCTTTGTAAGTCCTCAACAATAGGGTCTCCAACCCCTGTTGAATCTATCAGCATAGGTTTTTTTGGCAGTTGCAGAATAGCTTGTTTCGTACTATTCCAATCCATTTGAAATCTGTCAAAATAGGCTACATAGCCATAAGAATCTAATCCTATAATAGCAGTAAAGTCAAAAGACTTAGCAAGGTCTATTCCAAAACATACAGGCTCTCTATTAGATAAAGGTTCAATACATTTACGAATAAAAGCAGAGCCAAAAGGGTTCGCTGCGTTTTCCATAGGATTTGCCATATATTCCTGTTCAAAGACTGCCTCTGGAAGTTGCGTTCTTGCCTCGTCTATCTCTGACTTGTCCATATATGGGTTATCGTATGTAGTAAACTTAAATGATTCCCAACCTTGCTCATCTTTCATAAATAGGGAATAAAAGTAATTCTTACCTCTGGGAGTGGATAGGAACAAAGCCCTGCCTTTATAGTCCGTTAAAGTAGGTCTGATAGAATTTAGCCAACCCTGTTCAAGGTCGGGAATAAATGATGCCTCATCCACAATAACCCAATGGAACTTGCGACCTCTTAAGTTATCCAATCTTTCCCCTGTAAAGAATTCAACTGAGCCACCATTCGGAAAAGATAACTTTAAATCAGATTTGTTATTTAAAAAAGGGAGTGCGTGAATTAACCTATTAAAGAATACTTTAGCAAGTGAATATGTTGGTGTGATGTAAGCAATCTGTTTTCCCTGTACTGCTTCGGTTATTATCTTTATCTGTGATAGTTCAGATTTACCAAACCTTCGCCCACACATAACCACAATAAACCTTGCTTCTGATTCAAGTATTCTGTCTTGGTTGAAATGTGCTTCAGGTACTTCAATTATCATAATATGGTCTTGCCCTTGACGAATACAACCTCTATCTTATTATCGCTTGTAATATCCATCTGTTCTTTAGGCTTTCCGTAAACCCTTGTTAAAAGTGTTTCAAGGCTATATAAAGAGCCTTTGCTTAAACTCTTACGCATAGCATTGGCTATTGTTTTCTCCAAAATGGTAGCCTTTGGATTATCAAATACGGATTTCAGTTCATCTAAGTCCATTGCCATCATTACCTGTATAGTATCGTTTATTTCAGATAGTTTATATCCTGCATCCTTTAATAAGCTAACATATTTTTTTGGTCTGCCTGCTGGATTACCACTTTGACCTTTTACAAATGGAATTAAATCTTCTTTTGCCATATTAATCTAAACCTTTGAATGCTTTTAATGGATAAAATATTAATGAATTCCTATAACCGCCATCATAAGTTGGTATTATGGGTGTTACTGCGTGCATATTCCTCCAAGCAGGATAAACCAAAATAGAATTATCTTTTTGTCCTATTGTTGCATTATAATCAGGTATATGTAAATCACCACCCTTTGAATTTAACCTTTTGCATATAATTACATTTACACAATTTTGAATATTACCATTATCTCTATGAAATGGAGCTGATATATTAAAATTTGAGATAGAACTTGTAAATAATTTACCAAATCTCCATTTATCTTTAACATCACTAAACATTTCTATTTGTTTTTGATATTGTGATGGCAATATTTTATTTATTAATTGTTCACTTTCTTTAGCTAATAGCATCATTGCTTTTATATAAGTTTGAGCAGATTTTACTGAATGCACCGAACTATAATTTGCATATGCTCTTTTCATATGAGGTTTCGGTGCTATACTTCCTATTATAGTAGAATATTGGCTAATCCATTTCAAACCTTTTTGTTTTGCTTGTTCTTCAGTTCCCCTATTCATTTTTGATTTAGGAACTCTATCGCTCAGGAATTCATTATTTGCCAAATCCGCAAGTTTGCACATTTTATCAGGCATTTTATTTAAATAAAAACCTATTGGCTCTTCATCAGCATAAAATATACAATCCTCGAATATGTTAGCATCAATATATTCGCATTCTTCGCCGATTTTTCTATTGTGTTGTATTGTATTTAAATCTATTTTTTTCATATAATTAAAGATTTCCATTTTTGATTTTCTTCTTCCGAAGGTATTAAAGATGAACTAATTGATGGTAATGTTATGGCTGAAACCAATTCACTTTCATTTTTAACAGCATAACAATTAACACCATGAATATATAAACTATTTTTTACATTAGTCCAATTTGAATGTAAAATTAATGTACAATTATGATATTCAGCTTCTAAAAAAGTATATTGTGTACCACCTCCATCTTTATTAATAGTAGACATATCTACTAAAAATTTAGTTTCTGCATATAATCTACTAATATCTTGCAAATTTTTTGAATAATATCCTTTATAATATTTATCAAAATTCAATTGCTTCAATTTATGAAAATAATAAATATGATTTTTATATCCAAATATTTGTATATCTGCACCTAAATTGTTGGCTTTACATATCAAATCTATATTTTTATCAAAATCAACTCTAGAAAGTGACCTATTATATTTTTTTTGTAAATCATATTTAGGATATTTATAAAAAGGATGTTTTAAGAAAGTATTTTCAATTCCAATTTTATTTAATAATATATGGACGGTTTCCCTTATAGTTATAACTCTATTATTTTTTGCGAATTTTATAACCTCTTTTGATAATTCTGTAGGGTCATGTATAATTATTACTGAATTTTTAAAATTTTGTAACAAACTATAATGTGCTTTATCTATTGCTACAATTATAGCATTATTAAAATGTTTTATAGCCTCTTTTTTGATATTTTTATATATAATATCTGCATAAAATTGACCACCACCTTTGAAAGTTTCTTTTATTTTTATTACATAATTATAGTTCAGAATTTTACATAAATGATATGAAAAAGAAACCCATCCGCCATATTGTGAATTTGATAGATAAAATACTTGATTATTATACATTATATTTTTTCTTTTTCTGCTTTTAAATATTCCATAATCATTCCACCTACATAAGCCTTTTGGTCTCTCCAAAATTTTACCAACTCAAATGCTTCATCATAATGCTCTGCTTCAAATTCTATTTGTATGGCTTTTTTTACACCATTAGACAAGTCATTTAACTCATTCGATAAATCCACTTCATCTAATATAGAATAATCAACATCTGTTTTAAATTCTGGAACATTTAAACCCCAATCATTTAATTCTTCATTATCCCATTGGTTAGCAATATTTTCCCAATCCCACTCTCCATACCCAACATTATCTTTTATGATAAATTCCTTCTGTTGTTGTTCTGTTAGTGAACTTGCCTTTATAATTGGTATTTCTTTTAAACCTGCCTCTTTACAAGCATTTAAACGCATATTACCACCCAATACAACCATGTCATCATTTACTACAATAGGTCTTAATTTTAGCATCTCTGGGAACTCCTGAATGGATTTTACAAGTTGCTTAAACTTGTCATCTTTAATAATTCTTGGATTGTTAGGATTAGCTTTTATTTCATTAATCTTAGTTTCAATTATCATATTTGTATATTTTAGAATAATCTGTTGGTGCAGTAATATGTTTATATATATGGTAACCCTTATTTGCAAAAAATATATCCCACTCTTCTTGCTCTTTAATATTTATATGCCCCCAAGATTCATCCCATTCAGGTATTCTCTGGCTTGTTGAACTAAATAAGATATAGTTAGGTTTAATCTTTTTAAATAAAGAATTTAATTGTTTATCTGTCATATGCTCTGCAACCTCTATAAATACCATTATATCAGTAGTGATAGGTTTATCTATTATACTTAAATGTGCAGCATTTTGGGTTATATATTCTTTATGTGCATCAAATTTCTCCCATATTACAACATCAAATCCTGCTTTATGAAAAGCATCTGCATAAACTCCTGTACCTGCTCCATAATCTAAAACTGATTTTCCTAATCCTAATACCTGTTGAGCAGTATTGAATGCCAATGATTTAAACATAGGGTTATCAAAACTGATTCCCATCTCTAACTCTGCCTTAAGAAATTCTTTATCCGTTATCATTTATAAAATTTAAATGCTTCATCTTTAAAAATTCTATATGTTGCTTTTTGTCTCCATATTCGATATGACAATTCCTGCACAAACCCATTAGATTTTTGATTTCATCTTTATTCTTGCTGCTACCCATACCCCTGCAATCTATATGATGAATGTCCACCATCCTTCCACCACAGACTTCGCAACACATAAAATCATCTTTAACATAACCAAAAAAATCTAAATATAACTTTGTGTGTTTCCTCATAACGTTCCATCTTGCAAAGGCTCTTTTTTATCATCCTCAATCCTTCTGTATCTCTGCTTCCAAATTATGTTGCATAAAGATATGCTTTTGTTTACGATTTCATCCTCTTCTGCTTCTGGATATAATAAGTGCAATGTTTCGTGAATAAGTATCTCCAAATGTTTTTTGCCTTTCAACCTACTATCTAAATATACTATTCCTGTGGAATCTGCTAAACCCCATACTTTTTCTTTGCCTAATTTTTTATATATAACTTTAATCTCCACCTTTTAATTCTAATAAGTCCATTCTTTCTGCTTCACTTACTTCAATCTTCGTTTTACCTCTTACCTGTGCCAATGCTCTTCTATACACCTGTTCTTTGTTTTGTAAGTCCATAAGCCTTTCTAATAAAAATGCTTCTTGTTGCTCTAAGGTCATCTTGTTTACTTTTTTTGGTATCATAAAACTTTACCTTTATATATTCTTTTGTTTTGAACTTGAAATTCATCGCCATCTATTTCAATAAACGCAAATCCGTGATTCCATTTATTTAATGGCATATACATTGGATGTAATTCAGATAAACAACCCACACTCCAAGTAGTTGTAATCTTACCATTCATATCTGCTTCTGTGTGTTCACTTGTTTGATGATTGTGCCCTTGCATAGCACTAACCTTACCTTTTGTAAATAAACCTCTTGCAATATTTACAGGACTGAATGAGCCAAAGTATTCGTGTCCGTGAATGATATTGAGTTCCCCTGCCTTCATAATTCTTTTGTCTGCTATTATCTCAATTCCTTCTGCCCTTGCCTTAATTATATTAGCTAACTCAAAATCATCTATTCCTGCCAACTCTCCTGCTTTCATCCACAAATAATGCTCATACCTCTCTTCGTGATTACCTATCTTAAAATAAATCTTTGCATCAAAAGTTTTTTTCAATATAGTAATAAAATCTTTGAACGATTCCAACTCTGAACTAAAACTTCTTTTCTTTGGGTCTTTAGCATACCTGCTTAATCCGAAGAAGTCCAATGTATCTCCATTTAGAAGAATGGCATCTGGTTTTTGTTTTTTCGCCCAATCGAAGGCAATCGTAAGCGAATTAACAGAATGGTAAGGTATATGTATGTCAGACAATACAAGCAACCTTTGTGCATTAATCTTAAAAGGCTCATAAATAGTTTCATCACTTGATGGGAGATTGTAAGGATTATATGGTCTGTTTTCTATTTCTTTTCTTATTGTGCTTCTATTGTTCCCCATCTTTCCCTCAATGGCTCTTAAACTGCTTCTAACTGCTTCTGGACTTTTGAACAATAATTGATTATCGTTATAAATAATTCTTGCAAGTTTTAGACTTGGCATATCCCAACCATATTTTTCCCTGTATTCAGCACAAAGATTAGCCTTTGTTGTAAATGGTTTTTCCGTGTTCTTTTGTTGCATAAAGTATTTGTTTTCTGTTTAATGGAGAATAACTTATATGCACCCAATCAGGATTCTCTTTTGTTCCGAACTCCCAAATAAGTTGGTCAAATGGTAAAGTTTTTGCATACTCAAAGATAGCACTATTTTTTATATCTGTGCCATCCATATCAATATCAATAGCCATACCCCTATTATGTTGGCTATTTAATGCACCACCAATGGAAGCATTTAAAGCCTGACTTCTATATCCTGAACTGATATAAATTGGTGTTCCAAAATGATTTCTAATAGGCTCAAAAATATGCTCTGCTAACTGCTTTAAGTTTTCAATATGCTCTGGAGTTGGCATATTTGATATTCCTAATCTCTTTGCAGATTCACTTCTGATAAGTTCTGCTAAGTCAAGGTGTTCACTTATCTTCATCTTTTTTAAATATTTTTTCTGCAGTTGTTAATCCCAAAGCAGCCATTGCTATCCCACAAACTGAATAAACTAAAGCATCATTTGGAGTATGAATTAATTTACCGCAAAGTGAAATTGTGGCAATAAATCCGCATAATCTTTTCATTGAAAGCCTTTCATTAGCTTCTGTGAAAAATTGCTTCATTTTTTGAATTCGTGAAATATCTTATAAATATTATAAACTATTGTTGTTATTCCTGCTACTATTGCCACATACATAGCTACATCGTTCGTACTCACATCTGCAAATAACTTTAAAATTAGGGTTGTTATACACATCCCAATGCTTTTACTATCCATTATCAATTTCTTTAAGTTTTCTACAAGCAAACTTCACTCCTTTTGTATCTGTACGTTTATTGATTTGTTCTACTTCATTGGAATTATTATCATAATGTGTACCAATTCCGTAGTGTGCAACTGCTGACCATTTTAAAGAGCCGTTGGTAAATATTACCCTACTTTCAGGAATACCTAATTTTTTAGCCATATTAAGCACTTCTTGGCTCTTTGACCTGCGTGTAATGATATATACCTGCTTACCTTCTTTTATGTCTTTAATAGCCTGTTTTTGCCCTCTTTCTGTGCTTAAAGTATCATCATAATCATAAGATACTTTATTTGCATCTGCTTTATATTTTCCTGAAGCTAAAATTGCCTGCCAAACTTTAGTTGCTTTATCCTCTGAATCATATATACAAGCCCCTGAACCAATCCGATAATTTCCATTTGAACATTTTATTACAGGCACAATTAGAGTATTTGTTGATAAATGTCTTTTCTTTTGGTATTTATCACATCAAAGTTAAAATGCTTATTGCAATACTCAAATAACTGCTCTCCAGATTCTTTTCGCATCTGCTTATCATTTACCAAATCGTTTATGTGTTTAAACCAATCAGATTGCTTTTTCACATAATGTACAGGTAAATTTAAATATGGATTAACGTGGCTTACGATTGCAGGATTCTTTTTTGAAGCAGTTTCCAAAACCTTCAGATTTGATTTCATCCCTGTAAACTTTGTTTCAAGTAAAGGAATAAGGCTAATATCTGAATCAGCATAGGCAGCCATATATTTTGTTACCTCGTTATAATTGTAAATAGTTGGGTTAAGCCTTAATGAGCAGGTAAATGATGCTATCATTCTATCCCAAAGATGCTTTTCAACTTCATTATAACCTGCAATAACTGCTTTAATAGGCATACCTAAAAGCCTCTTCATTGGATTTCTTAATATGGCTAAATCGTGTTCGTGTGTTGCACTACCTGACCAAAACAACCTAACCTTATCTGATTCCACCTTGTTATCTAAAAACTGCTCCTTTCCATAAGGCAAGGCATTTGGTAGAATATGTACATTTTTATTTAGTTTATAAATCTCATCTGCTAATCTTTCGTGAGTGCAGGTACATAAATCTGCCTCCTGTATAAATCCTTTTATCCTTTCAACTATCCCTAAATCTTTATAAGTTTCATATAATACGTGATGTGTATCTAATTCCCAAAAATCATCATTATCAACTACTAATTTAAACCCATATTGTTTTCGCAATTCGCAAACTGCTTCAACACTTATATTTGATAAAACCCTATTGATTACAAGTATATCATAATTGTTATCTAATATTTCGTGACTTAAAGTATCAGTTACCATTGCATATTCCTTCTGCAAATGTACCAATGGCATCATTATTCTATGATATCCAACTCCAGAATGCTTAGATGTTATCGCTAATATTCTCATTAAATAATAAATTGATTGGTACTAAAACACCTAAAGAAGTATTATTATCTCCTCCTTTTTTATATCCGTTGATGTTATAACAAAGCCTAACAATATCTTTTAAAGTTTTTGTTGCAATAATTATTGAAACATTAGTTAACTTGAATATCCAATATTCAGCCTGTGTTGTAGTTAACCCACTTTTTTTACCTCTTGAATAAATTTCTATGTAAATGTTTTTAGTTTTATCAGCCATTAAATCTGTCTTTACTTCTATCTTCTTTCCATCTGAAAATAGTTCGTTGAGCCAAGTTTCTGACTTTTCTCCTAATTCAAGGTCATAATAAAATGAACTGCTATATTTCATTTTTTAGGTCTGCCTCTTTTTTTCTGTACAAGATTCTGTACATCTTCCTGTGGAAGTTCCAAATAAAATTGATATAATCGTTCCAATGCTCCAAAAATATCATCTTTGCAATACTTACACATTATGTAAGTTGGATTCAAATACTTCCTGTATAGTACCTCATATTGATTCAAAACAGGTAATTCAATATTTCTGACAAAACCTGCTTGACTTATGGTGTGGTAATTATTTATGTTAGCTTCTAAAAAGTCCTTATCATTTTGTTCCATAAAAAATTTGATTATAAAGTTTAACAAATAAAGGTGCTATTGCTCCAGATACAAACATTCCCATCAAAGGCATCTTGATAAAATCAGGCAAGAAATAAACTAATAAGGATGTCCAAGCAGCTAAACAACTTACGCAGTTAAATGGTCTGAAATCTAACTTTAATTTTCTATTAAATTGATGCATCTCTGTAAAGAAAAATGCAAAGCATATTCCTGTGATAATTTCAATCATTGTTTCTGATTTTAGATTTTAATTCTGATTTAGTTATATTTAGAGTTCTAATAATACTCATATAAGGAATTCCTGTATCTCTGCTAAGAGCCTTTGCGTTACAATTAAATTCTTCTGTATAAAGCCTCAACAATTCTTTTTTATACCAATGTAAATCTTGTATTGAAGATTGTACTTTGGAAGTTAAATCTTCTTGATGGTTTTCAGTTACTTCATTCGCACTATATTCTACAAAGTTTCTGTACTTTTTATAAAATTGATTGTTACTATTCTGAACAAGATTTAACATTATCCTTACTACATAAAATCTTAATTCTTTTTTATCATACAGAGTAATAAGTTTCTCATTTGGCAGTTCAGCTAATATTAAAAATACTTCACTTTTTAGGTCATCTTGCAGTTCAATGGGATGCATCTTACTAAAGGCTTTGTTAACCTCTTCAGATTGCCAAAATTCAATTAAAATTTCGTTCCTTCCCATTGTATTAAAATCGGTTTACCATTTTCCTCTGTACAAAGGTAAGCCTTTCCTCCACAACTAATAATATCTTTAATTCTATCCTGTTGTTCTGGACTTAATCTATCTCCTATCTTTTTAACTTCTATTCCTACAAATATTCCTGTATCTGTGTAACCAATTAAATCGCACCATCCCTTTTCAATCGTTCCCTTTCTTCTCTGGATAGGTGTGTTGTTCATTCGTGTTACTCTCCAATTTTGTTTTTTAGAGTAATCCTTTGCCCATTTGGTTAACTCATTTGCTGATATGTCCATTATTTATTCATTTAGGATTAGATAACATTTGTTTTATCTTTTCTAAATATAAGCAGTAATCCATAGCCTCTTCCTGTGCGTGGTTTACCCATTCTAATAATTCAAGGTCGTTTCTATCCAAAGTAGTGCCATATTTTAACTGACCTTTATCTGCCCTTTCTTTATATTTCTCAATTAATGCTTCTAATATTTTGTCTTTCATTTTTCTAAGTTTACATTATAATCATTCATCAATTCGTGTAGCTTATCTCTGATTTTTTGGTAAACATCGTAATCATCATCTGTCATATCATCTGGAGCATACTTTGTATTAGCTCTTAATTCTTGGTCAAGTTCCCATAATACGTGCCAAAAAGCAAGTCCACTATTTGCAAGGTCATATTCCTGTTGGTCATCTGGAAGATTAAATTCAAGTGTTGCTTTCATTTGTCAAGTTTTAGGTTTACTTTATAAGACATTTAGGTAAGTGATTGCTTTACAAATTCTACAAATTTTATCTTAGCTATGTACGAATTTCCTCCAACGTGAATCTCTGTATATTCTTTATCTCCAATCTGTACCGACATTGCTAAATCTATATTTCTAAAAAGGACAGATTTTGTCTCCAGAGTATTCCAATCAACTTCTAAACCTACATTGCTCATTAACTCCGTAGTTTCTGTGTGGCAATAAACATCAAGTAGTAAGTTCATTAATTTTATTATTAAAATACAAAGCTACTGCCATTCTGCGACAATTTAATTCCATTTGGTCATCATCTTTAAATTCAGCAATCAAATTTTTTTTATCTTCGTGGTCTGCTCTGTCTATTCTTCTCTGCATTGCCTCTTCAGTTTTACTTACAATATAGTCCACATCATTACCTACTTCTCCCCTACTATGCAGGATATTAAAGGTTTTTAAGCAATAAAATATTGACCACCATTGTTTAAACTTTTTATAACTATCAAATGAAATTTCTATAATATCATCTTCAGGAAGTGAAGGTTTTAATTGTACAGGCTCTTTTACTTCTTCTACAAAGTGTTTATGTGATGCCCATCTTGCGTATGCAGATAACATTCTGTTTAGGTATAGTACTGAAAATGATTGATATGTTTCATTATCGTAATCAAGTTGTCCTCTGGATGCTAAAGTAAAGGCAAGGTCTAATTCTCCAATAGTTAAGTTTATATAATGGCTTCTAAGTTCAGCCACAATTAATTTCATTGACATTTCATCTGGATGCTTCTCTCCTTTAATTCCCAATAGCATCAATCCCATTTCAATCACTTGCAGGATGACAGGAATATTAACTGCTTTTAGTTTTTCAGTTTTCTTCGCCTGTAAAAAAAGGTTGTTTTCCTTCTGCTGCATCCCATTCGTTTGCCCATTTGAGATTTCTGTCGTAGTGTTCTTTGTAATAATCTGAAGTTGATTTTCCATTTTGTTTAGTTGTTGTTTTTGTAAAGTTATTGTTATTTATCCAAACTGATAACATTTTCTGTTTCCAATTTTTTACCCTGTTGCCTTTAGCATCATACCAATCAGCAACCTCATAATATTCGTATGCTTGTTTTGCCTTTTCTTCTGTACTTTCTTTACTAATAAAAAAATCAATTACTTCCTGTTGTGTGGGTTTGCTTTGTATTCTATTAGTCTTTTGTATAATATTAGTCTTTAGTAATACATTAGTCTTTAGTATAGGACTACTTTCACCGATATCGGTAAATTCCGAAGTCGGTGTTTGCCCATCTCGGTGTTTTTCGGATTCGGCAGGGATATCATATACAACGTGATTCCATCCCATAAACTTACCTGTATTTTTATCGTGAACTCTAACAGATATAATATATCCTTTTGTTTGTAGTGCCTTAAATGTTTTATCTATCGTTCCTTCTTTATCTGGAAGTGAGTTATATAAATTTTGTTTATAAATAACCCAATCAGCAGGAAGGCTTAAGAGATAACTTAATAAACCTTTTTCAGATAATGTTAATTCTTTTGATTTAATTACATCATTTGGAAGAGTAGTAAACCTTTCAGTTGTTCTTGATTTTATTATCTGTCCTGTATTCATAATATAAAAATCCTAACAGGGATTGGTTGTTCAGCACCGCACCCCATTAGGATAGCAAGATTTTAATAATATGAAGTCTGAACCCTTCATTTCTACAAAGATACTAATTTTTAAGAAATACTAACCTTTCTTTTATTTCATTTATTGTTTGTAAATAATCATCATCCGTTTCCATTATATCTTTTGCAGCCTTAAATGAATGAATAACAGATGTATGGTGAGTATTACCAACACTTACCGCTATATCCTGCCATATTAAGTTAGTATGTGTTTTTAGAAGATATACTGCTGCGTGTCTTGCATACATTACCTTTTTCTTTCTGGTAATTTTTGTAATATCAACCATAAACTTATTGTTAACTTCTTGAACAATCATTTCAGATGGAAATCTTTCTTCATTTAATTGTTTTGGTTGTTCTTTTAGCATTTTTTCAAGCCTGTAAATCATATTATGATGGCTCTTTATTAACCCTTTAATTTCTTGCGTTCTCATTTGTTTGGTTTAGAATGGTAAATCATTAGTTAATCTGTGGTCTGTCATAGGCTTAATTTCAGCCTCTTTATGTTGTTCTGTCTTATCATACACAGAATAGATAATACCTCCGTATTTCGCCTCTTTAGTGCCTTTAAATGCAACATACTTCTTGTATGTGCCATTTTCTCCAATGGCAATCTCCAGATACGTTTTCCCTGACTTTGATTCTTTTTCTGTAATAAAAATTCCTTTAGCAAATTCTTTTTTTTCCATTTTGTTTAATTTATTAAGTCATTAATGTTAACTGATTCCTGTATCTCGTTTAAATACTTTGCTTCTTTAACAGGTTCTTTATCCCAAGCCTCAAGCAAATTCATAATAATATTAAATCTATCTTTATCATACCACATATTATGGTACAACTTTGCAATGATAAGTCCTCTCTCTGTAGGTATAACTTTTTTGAAATCTCTCATAGTAAACTCATTTTAGCTTTTTCAAATGAAATAATTGTGCGTATGCTATCTATTTGATGAACTGCCGAACTGCAACATCTTTCAAAACCTAATTTAAGTTTATTCCAATCCTTTGCCTTTGCCTTAATCATCATATTGAAGGTGGATGCTGAATACTTGTCCAGAAGTTCAAGGTTAACTTTACATTCAATATCCACAACTTCATCAATCCTATATGCAGCCTCTGTCATATATTCCCCTGCTCTTGCAAGTAATATTCCTAAATGTTCCATTCTGGTAATTAAAGCATCATATTCTTTATCCAATGGTTGTTCAAGGAATTTAAGCATTGCCTCATATTTAGTTTGGTAATCCTTTAATTCCATTATTTAAGATTTTTTAAAGTTTTTTTAATATCTGTTGCTGAATAATTCAAACCCATAGCAATTCTATCTTTATCTTGTATCTGATTAGCCTGTAAAGTGGTATAAGCCTTTTCATAATCCGTTTCAAATTTTAAGTTGTCAATTTTGATTGCAAGTTGTTCCTTCTGTCTTTCCTCATAGGTAGTGTTTTCTAATAAGGTCAAAAGATACATTCTTTTATCATCTCCAACCTCATCAACTTCTGACCTTACTATTGCTTTTTTAACTTCATCAGCACTTGCTATGCCACCATCAATTCCTATCCCTGCCATTGCACAGGCTCTACCAACTGCACTCGTTTCTGCGTTTTCTAATGCAGAAGTAAAATTGACTTCTTTGTAATTAGCTGATTCAATCTCTTGTGCCAATCCTGTGTAAGTGTAAGAATCTTCTCCTTTCTCAATTCTCAAAATGGCTTTAACTACCCACATCTTTCGTTCTGGGAAATACTCATAACTGCTTTGGATTGAGTAATTGAAATTGTCTGATAAAAACTTTAATCTTTCTGAAACAGGGATGTATTGCTTTCCCTTAATTGATACTGCCTTCATAATTGTTGGTTTTATTGTTTAGTAAAGTAATTGCTAAAAGTTCTTTTGCAGAATCAGACATAATACGCAGGTATTGATTAGGAAGTAGAATACCTCTGTCTGTGTTTACAACATAGCCAAGAGGATGTTTTACAACATCGGCAATATCATTGTACTTAATTAATTGGATTAGTTCTCTTTCTGTAAAATACTCGCAGTAATAGTCGCCTATGATAACCTCATAGACATTGGCTTTAATGTTTTTAATTGTCATTTTATTAGGTTTTGTTTAAGCAAAGATAAACCTAATAGTTTAAAAACTAATAAAAACTTTATTTTTTTGTTTGAGAAATATTTTGTATAATAAAAATCCCCACCAAGAATGGCAGGGATTCAAAACCTAACAACTAAAATGATGACAATAATCTCTTTATTCCAAACTTAAAAGCAAAGTAAAGTATAATTCCTGATAATAGCAGATAAAACCTACGTTTAAACTTTTTGACATTTTCTAACTTTATGTTTAGATTGTCAATTTCTTTAATATGCTTTTTAGATTCAGCGTTTAGTAGTTGAATCTGCTTATCGCAATCATCATTTAGTTTATTTATTTGTTTTTGATGGTCTTGTTTTACCAGATACGTTTTAGCAGTGTTTTCAGACGTTATTTTGACCTCTTTTGTTTTAGTGATAATCTTATTAGGTGGACAGATTACAGGCAAAGAACTATCCTTAAAATGAATTACAATAGTATCCCCTTGCGTAAGTATAGTATCAATTACTAAAACTTCTTTTATCTCCTCTTTTATAGGAAATCTTTCTGAGCAAACCTTCGCAAGTTTATTTTGCGAAAGACATCCAGATAAACTACTCGCTAACAATATCAGTATTAGCTTGTTCATCTTGTAGTGCTTTTCCGATTTGTTGGTTAATCTCTTGTAGTTGCTTTTGTAGATACTCAATCTGTGCCAAAGTATCGTATGCTTTAGCTTTTAATTCTGTAATATTCATAATGTTTAATTTTTACAAATATACTAAATTATGGTTAATCCAAGTTTATCAGCACTCCAATTATATATCCAAGTGTTGATTGCCATTGCAGGTTGATTTCCCCAATCAATGTAGTCCTGACCATTTATTATTAATCCACCTTCTGATATTTTATTATTATCTAAATCAAATATTTGCCAATTATTTGCAGCAGAATCTTGATAATTATCATCAATGCAACGAATAGAAAAATTAACTCCTATTTTAGTTTCTCCATTAATCCAAATGTTTATCGGTTGTATTTGTTTCATATTTTATATTTTATAAACTTGTAATTGTTTGCCAAGCAGTAGTATAAACACAAAGTTTATTTAATGTTGTGTCATATATAACAAGACCAGCAACAGGTGAAGCAATCGCATTTTTTTCTGTTGTTGTCATTCTTGGCGGTAAGAATCCTTGTGTTGTTGAATTTACAGCTAATCTTGCTGATGCAATATCAGTAAATGTTCCACCATTTTGAAATTGTACATTACCTGTTGTGCTAAAAAATCTTCCCCATTCTGTTGCTTCATTTGTGCTTGTAAATCTTATAGTTGGTGCAGATATAAATAAATTACGACTTGCAAGTGCATATAAAACCATATCATTAGCAGCAGATAAACCACGACCATAAGAACCAAATATACCTCCTGCATCAAGTGTATATTTTACTTTAACAAATTGAAAAAAATTATTATCACTTCCACCAACATTAATATTACTTGAAAAAGTAGTTGCTGGTGCTATTGTTAATGCACTTGCACTAATTGTTAATGATGCACTAGTACTAGCAAATCTACTACTTATTCTTGCTGTACCTCCTGATGCTTCAAATATTAAACCTTTAGGTGGTAAAATTGTAGCTGGAAAATAATCACCAGAAACAATAAAATAACTATTATTTACTCTTAATCCGATATTAGAAACATTTGTAAAAGCACCATTTGTAAATGTAGGATTAATATCTAATGCTACTAAAGAATCACTATTTGCAGAAGCAACAAGTGTATGAGTTAAATTTAACCCTCTTGCTATTGCTGATGTTGCAGTGTTACTACCTGTAAATGTCAAATTAAATCCACCACTTGTTAATGTTCTATCGCCTGTTAATGTTCCGTCTCCGGTGTATATTGTATTTCCACCACCTGCTGCTGCCCATGTTCCATCTGCTCTTAAAAAGTTTGTAGTACCTCCACCACTTGCAGGAGCAAGACCTTTTAAGGATGATGTAAATGTATTAAGCAAAGTAGTTGCCTGTGTTCCTGTTAATGTTTCAACATCACCTGTTGCAGCCGTTACTCTTCCGTGAAAAGTTCCTGTTGCTATCTGAGCCAACATTGCATTTGTAACTTTATTTGCACCTATTGCAGTTGTTATTGCAGTAGTTCCTGTTCCGCTTATATCTCCACTTAAAGTGATTGATTGATTACCTGTTATATATGTGGTATTATCATAAGTGATAGAAGTTCCACTTGCCTTAACAAAGCCTGTTCCATTTAATTGTGCTTGTGCTGCTCCCCAACTAACCGCAGTTCCATTAGTAGTTAAAAATTTTCCACTATTTCCTGTTTGTGAAGGTATAGGAGTTGGTACTGCAATGGTCAATGTTTTACCTGTTGCGGATGTAGTTGCTAATCCTGTTCCAACAACATTTAAAGTATCTGTTGCAGTTGTAGAACTTGCCGTGCCTGTTGTACCATTAATAAATCCAAATGAATTAGATGGTGTTGTTCCTCCTCCTATTGGGTTATTAATACCTCCATTCAGTTGTATAGTATCAAGCCTATAAGTAACCGCAGCATTAGTTGTTTGAATCCTAATTAAAGTAAATGCGTTATTTGTAAACTTTAAATTAGTATTGTTAAATGGTATTGTAATTAATTGCCATTGACCTGCTAAATTTCTATTAAACCCTACATTATTATTTGCAGTAATTTGAAATAAATTAGAAACAGTTGAAGTTCCATTATAAAATTTAATAGCAAGTATTGTATTAGATGTCCAAGCAGTATTTAACCTAATAGCAAAAGATATACTCTTGTAGTTAGAAATATCCATTGCAACTGCCTTACTAAAATCAAAATAAGCATATCCTGCAATCATTGTAACAAGAAGTGATTTACTTCCTGTATAAGCAAAAGCAGTATTATTGTAATCAAATGAACCTGTAACAGATTGTGCCTTAGTCCAAGTTTCTACATTTTCATCATATATTAAATCTCTTGAAACATTGTTTGGTGTTGTTGCCCCTGCGTTAATAGTTACATTTGTTAAACCTAATGTTGTTGCAGTATCTCCCTCAGGCTCAATAGGATTTGAAGCAGGTGTTCCTTGAATGACCTCAACTTGACTGCTTGTATTAACTGCAAATACATCAATTCTTGGGTTAGTAGGGTCTGCTGCTGCAAGTGTTTTTGTACTAAATGGACTTGAATACCTTATTCCGTTTAAAATATAAGTACAAGCAGATATATTAAATATTAATCCTGTGCCTGTCCAAGTAACAATACCTCCACTTATAACACCATCCCCTGTAATACCAGAAATAGAATTAAAAGTTGTAGTTTTTAATTGCCCTGTGATAGCATCTCCAATAGGTATTAAATCTGTTTCTTGTGGATTCAGATTTGTAGCTAACTGATTAATCTTTTTTGAATACATTATGTAGGTATTTGACAACGATTATTAATAGATGGTAACACTAAACTTATTGATGCTTTAACACCTGCTAAAACATCTGGCTCACTCTCAGTAAATAAAACCATTGGAATACTATCTCCAACAATCCATTCATTTGCATTATTTCTGATTAAGGCAATAATATCCTGTGCAGTTAATATCTGGTCAGACATCACTTCCAATTCCTCTGTATTTTCAATCTGCCTATCCATAAAATATAAACCAAAAGTATATTGAATCTGTTTAGCAGATATACTTACATCTTCTATATTAAAAAACATAGCAGGATAATTAACCTCTCCTTGTGAAAGATGGTCATAAATATCCCCATACAACACAAAATTAATTTGTGGATGTTGGCTTCCGTAATCCGTTACTTTTTTTACTATTTGGTTTAATGTCATTTTTTTTTCTTAAATAAACCTTTAATTTTTTTTGGTTTTTGATGTTAGCCTCTTTACTCATTAACAACAATTTGGATTATTGCCTTGATATTTTTCTTCGTATGTTTTAAAATCTCCACAACACCCTGCATCTCCTAACCAAATAGAAGCATTATAAGCATCTCTTTCTGGCTTTATTGCGTCTATTCCAATTCCATAATTAGAATATAAAGGATAATCAACAATGTTCTGCCTTAAATATTTAATCAATCTTTGTTTGTAAAACTCTGCCCTTGCTTTATAACGATTTGCCACATCAATCATATCTTGCATAGATGGATATTCACTATTATCTCCTGCTTTCCTTAACAATCCTTTGTTATAAAACTGATAGCTAATCCCTTGTGGCAATTCAGATAAAACAAAATTAATCAATGTATCTACAACATAATTGTTAAGTAATGTTGTTTCTAATCCTGTTAAATTGTTGTTTGTGATTCCATCTTGCAATCTATTATATAAAGCAGAGCCAAGTGCAGGTAAAATATAAATATCTTGTGCAGCTTTAATCTCTGGGAATACTAATTTCTCATCAAGATTATTATGTAATCCACTTCTATCTTTGATAGTATCAACTGATATGAATAGTACGTTTAAACTCATTTTATTTGCGTGTTACAATGTTAGACTTCCATTCGTGCCTACAAGATTCTAAATGAATATTTGTATTTGGCTTTGTGTACCAACCACCTTTTCTATCCCAAACAGAATATCCAAGCCTTGCACTTAATTGTTCAATCTCTGACCTGCTATAAAGTTTATTAGCATTCATCATTTCTACACAAAAAGGTCTTGAATTAGGTTTATCCTTATCACTAAATCCTGTTTTCCACTCATA